ACAGATGTAGCACCAGTTATGACCATTGGTTCGATTTACGTGAAGGTCACAGCACCAGTCACAGACATCAACGCAAAGGTTTATGTCAAAACAGCTAACGGTACCACAGCAGCGCCGTTAGGTTCTTTATCCCCAACAGCAACAGACGGTACAGAGTTGCCAAACGCATCTTGGGAAACAATTTCAAATGAACAGGGTTTAGCAGCTGTTCGATTACGTGGGGCATAATAATTATGAGTAAATTGGCAGCAATGAAGCTACGTTTAACACCAGTAGCTCAAATGGTTCAAGCAAATATTGGTGATGCATTTAACCTTGATGCTTTAGCCCAATTATTCGTCAAATTGGAAGAATTTAACGAAATGGATCCTCAGCTTCAGCAAGTGATGGATTACGCTAAATACATTCCTGTTAAACCTGTCAATGCCGTATATGGCGGAGGAGAAATCCTAAGCCGTAAGAAGGGTGTGGGTTTGGGTAAAGATCATTCAGGAACTGGTAATGATATTCCTTTGGCCGAAGTTGAATATGACACTGTTCAATTGCCAGTGAAGGTCGGTACTATTGGTTATATGTATTCAGTGCTGGAGTTAGAAGCAGCTCAAAAATTAAATTTAGCACTTGAAGCAGATAAAGTAGAGGCCGCTCGTCTAGCTGCAGAAAAACACTTAAGTAACATTGCTTGGTATGGCAATGCTCTTACCGGAGTTAAGGGCTTCTTAAATCAGACGGGTGTAACCATAGTTACAGCTCAACATAACTGGGCCACCGCAACCATTGAAGAAGTACTAAGTGACTTCAATGCAAGCTTGGCAGATGCTGAAGATCTTGTTGATGGGGATGTATCAGTACAGCCAGATACTTATTTGATGGCATCAAATCAGTATTTACACCTTTCTACCCGTGTAGTTCCTGATTCTGGCGGAAAGACTTTCTTAAAATTTATTGAAGAAAATAACATCTTCGCATCACAAGGTAAGCCGTTAACCATTCGTGGTTTAGGTCGTTCAAACGGCAAAGGTACAGCAGGTGCTGACCGTTCTATTATTTACCGCCGTGATCCGTCATGCATCCAAATGAAATGTGATGACGTCACTTTCTTGGCAGCTCAACCAGTTGGTGTAGATATTAAAGTGCCTGGTCACTACAAATATCAAGGCGTATGGTTGAAGCGTGTTGATTCTCTCCGTTATTTGGATCACGTGTAAGGATTAAAACAGTATGAAATATTCTTATATCTATAGCGGCTTACAGGCCGCTTTTGTTTTTTCTGGTATTGCTGTTTTGCCTACAGGCACACCAACTCTTGTGGATGAAGAAGCGCACAAGAAGCTCACTAAAAATAAGTTTGCTAAACATCTTATTGATATCGGTGAACTTGAAGTTCAGGAAATTGCGGAAGATGAGCCAAAAACAGCGGGTAAAACTGGTGGTCGTGGTGGTAAAGGCGGCAAATCAATCGATGCAGCAGGCGACCAGCAAAAGGCAGCTGATGAAGCTGCTTTGGCCGCCGTGAAAGCTGAATTAACAAATCTTGAAGTAACGTTCAGTGATGATGAAACACTTGAGCAACTACAGGCAAAGTTAGAACAAGCTAAGGAATAAGGTAGACATATGGACGTACAAACGTTTCGTAAAAAGTTCTCGACTGATTCGAGTTTAATGTCTTTGCCAGATGAGAGAATTCAGGATGCATTAGAAGAAGCAGATCTGGTCGTATCTCAAATTGAGTTTGGCGCATTAAAGGAACGTGCTGTAGGTCTGTATGCAGCACATATTCTTAAAGTTGGTACTGCAAGTGGCAATGGTGCTGCTTTTGGTACCGCCTCAAGCATGACAATTGCGGGCCAAAGTGTGAGTTATTCCCGATCATCGAAAGAAGCTTTCTATGATTTAAGCAGCTATGGCCAGCGTTACCTTGCGTTAAAAAATTCCATTCCAATCGATGACGAAGGCACAAACCCTAACCGTTTGGGTGTGGGTGCCTTTGTTGTATAGGAGAATCCCATGCCTTTTAAATATCAGGCACCAGAAGGTTATAAGCCAACCAAACTCGTTATTGCCGGGCAAAACCTAGATATCAAAAACGGCGTTTTAGAATCTGATAATGACTTTATCCATATTTTAAAGCCCTTAGGTTTTGAGCGTTATGTTGAAGTGGTTGAGCCAAAGAAATCGGCGGCATCTGCTAAAGAGTAATTAAGCTATGAGCGATTATCGTGTTGATAGCCAAGTCAACTTTGATGAGATGAATAATCGCGTTAGGTTTGAAATAAGACGCACGATTAACGCTCTTACTTTGCGCTTACAGCGGATTGTTCAGGAAGACATGTTAAGTGGCCAACGACTTAAAGTTCAGTCAGGCCGCTTGCGTGGATCCGTTTCATCAAAGGTGGAAGAGGATAGGGATACCATTGAAGGCACTGTGGGAGCTGGTGGTGCTTTGGTACCTTATGCACCTGCACATGAGTTTGGCTTAAATGGCTCGATGGGTGTGAAAGCCCATCTGAGAACAATTAAGCAGGCTTTTGGACGACCTATATCACCGGTTCAAGTCAATATTAAAGCTCATTCAAGGAATGTACGTTTTAGAGAATTGCGCTTTATGCGTGATTCACTGGATATCGTGGCCAAGATTGTGCCGAAAAATATTGATGCAGCAATTGAGCGGGGTTTAGCAAGTGGATAGCGAAGCAATCTATCAAGCGTTGTTTGAGCGGTTAAGTACGAAGGTGGAAGGGCTGATTACGGTAAGTCGCCGTTTACGTCACTTTAGTAATGTATTGCCCCATGAACGCCCTGCCATGTTTATTACTCAAGGCAATCAGCAGGAAGTACCTGTACATGGTATGGATTCAAAAGTTGAACTTGCTGCTGAGGTGTATCTCTATATCCATGAGGCTGATAGAGCTAAACCTCCATCATCACAGATGAATATATTTATCGATCGTATACGTGAAGCTATTCAGCCAGATCATCCAGATTTTAATGAGTGTCAGACCTTAGGAGGTCTGGTTGAGCATTGCTGGATTGAAGGCACAATAGAAGTGTATGAAGCAGTAGAAAACATGCTGGATGATCAGGCGATTGCAATTATCCCTATCCGGATCCTCACAACCAATTAACAAAACATTCATTTTATGACCGCCTCTATGGCGGTTTTGTCATTTTAGAGAGGTCAAAATAAATGGCTCAATATTTATTTGGTGCCGGCAAGATCTTTGCTACACCGATTCAAGATGTATACGGGCAACCGATTAGCAATCCCACACCAGTTGAAGTGGGGGTTATGCAATCCGTTGGTGTAGATATTAGCTATGACTTAAAAGAGCTTTTTGGTCGTGGACAGTTCGCCGTAGATGCCGCGCGTGGTAAAGGTACCATTAAATGTAAAGCTTCTTTCGGGCGTATTAATGGCACATTGTTAAATTCTATTTTCTTCGGTGGTGTTGTTGCTGAGGGTGGAATCGAAACAGTTTCCCAAACCATTAATGGTGAAGTGATTCCGGCTGGTGGCACTGTTACACCGGTTGTTCCTAACAGCGGTACATATGTAAAGGATCTAGGCGTAACAGATGCTAAAGCAATCCCACTTAAACGTGTAGCTTCGGCACCAACAACCGGACAATACAGTGTAGATGCAGCAACCGGTGCTTATACATTTGCTGCTGCAGATGCAGGTAAAACGGTATTTATTAACTTCCGTTATTCAGCAATGGTGGCGGGCGCTAAATCAATCACTGTCTCAAACCTAGATATGGGTTATACGCCAGAGTTTGCCGTTGACCTTCAACGTGACTACAAAGGTAAATTCATGCACATGAATTTCTTCCGTTGTACCAGTAACAAACTTGGATTCAGTTCAAAACAGGACGATTACGATATTCCTGAGTTTGAATTCCAGCCTATGGCTGACGATCTTAACCGTGTTTTCAAAATTGATTTATCGGAGTAATGCCAAATGCATTTTAAGCAAGTTGAAAACCCTCGTGGCTCTACAGTTATTGTTGATGGTCAGCCATTTGTTTTTGCTCCATTGTCTCTTGGTGCAGTTGAAAAACTATTGCCGGCACTTCAATCATTTAAGCCAGATGATGTCGGCACAGTAATTGATGTGGCACACAAATCTTTGAAGCGAAATTACCCCGACATTACTCGTAATGATGTTGCAGAGATGCTATTTATGGATCAGCTCACAGAAGTGATGGAAGCTGTAATGTCTGTGTCTGGTCTTAAAGGAAATGATGACAACTCTGCAGGTGGTTCGGGGGAATAGATTGGGAGGAGCTGTACACGCATTTAGTGCTGACAATGGGTAAAGATTACGACTATGTGCGTAATGAAATGGATTTGCCTAGATTAAGAGCGTTAAGTGCGTATCAGCGAAGTAACCCTCCCGCACATATTGGGATACAACGGCTTTGCCGGATTTTAGAAGCGTTCATGGGAATCGAAGAAACCCCACAAGCTATTACCGTTTCAGATGATGATGAAGACGATATGCTAGAAGTTTTAGAAAGTTTCCCGCAGGGTGGTTAAGGCTGCCCTATTTGCAATATGAGTAAGCGTTAGTTAAAGTTTATTAATTAAAACTTTATAAGGATAAATCGGTGGCTTTAACTAATTGTAAAGAGTGTGGGGCTCAAGTTAGTACTCAGGCAAAAAACTGCCCAAGTTGTGGAGCAAAAGTAAAAAAACGTTCAATCTTGAAGTGGATTTTTTTAGGTTTTGTCGTTCTTTTTATAATTGGAATTATTGCTGGTGAAGGTTCGAATTCAAATGGATCAAAAGAATTATCACCAAAAGAGGAAGCATTAAAAAACACAGCCTTAGATTATAACTGGGCTAAAGGTGGTTTTGATAACGTAATGCTAGTAGATTTTAAAATTACAAATAACAGTAAATACGACATAAAAGACATAACCGTAGAGTGTGAACACTATTCAAACAGCAAGACAAAGATTGATAGTAATACGCGAGTAATTTATGAAATTGTAAAAGCTGGACAAACTAAAACACTTAAAGAATTTAATATGGGCTTCATTCATTCGCAAGCTGCTTCATCTAGTTGTGGAATAACAGATCTAGTTATTAATCAGTAAATTTTTTCAAATATAAAGCCCCTTTGAAGGGGCTTTTTTATTAATACACCTTGCATCAGCAAGGTTTTTTTATGCCTATGAGGTGCGTATGGCAAATAATAACCGTGTTGAGGTACATGTTGGTGCAAAGACATCAGAACTTAAACAAGGCATGCAAGATGCAGAAAAGATCGTTACTGATTCAACCAAAAAAATTGCTAATACAGGTGAGATTGAATTAAAAGTTGATTTATCGAATGTTAAATCTGAGTTAAACGGTTTTGCAAATGGCCTTTCAGATAAATTTAAAAACGTCGGTAATGATATTAAAAGCTCACTTACAAATGGATTTTCACTTGTAAAGAGCGGTTTTTTTCTTGGTGTAGGACAAGAAATTGCCAGAGGCGTAGCTGAAGCTGTCGCTGCAATTCCTGAATTGGTTTCTTCGGTTGGAAAGGCATCAAAAGAGCTAGAAATTCAGGCTCGCTTAGCCAATTCAAATACAACTCAGTTTCAAGAGTGGGCATTTGCAGCTAAAAAGGTAAATGTTGAACAAGATAAGCTTTCCGACATTATGAAGGACGTCAATGACAAATTTGGTGACTTCATGCAGACGGGCGGCGGCGAAATGGCCGATTTCTTTGAAAAGATCGCTCCTAAAGTTGGAGTTACAGCTAAAGAATTTAAAGGTTTATCAGGTCCTCAGATTCTTGAGAAGTATTACCAGACTTTGCAAAAGGCTAATGTATCCCAAGCTGAAATGACGTTCTACATGGAAGCTATTGCGAATGATGCGACCTTGTTAGCCCCATTATTGGACAACAATGGGCAGAAATTAAAGGAATATGCCCGTCAAGCCCATGATTTAGGCGTAATCATGAGTGAAGATGCAATTGCTGCAACTAAAGAATTCAACAATGCACTTGAAACTGTGCAGGCTACCTTGCAAGGAGTTTTGACCCGATTTGCAGCTCAAGCGGCTCCAGCTTTAACTGACTTAGCAAATCAGTTTCTAAAATTTGCAGTGGATTCTAAAGGTGGGGATTGTATACACTCAGTGGAGTCTTACGTGGACGCTTTGATGATATTCAACACCATAATGGTGGTGAGTCATTTGTACGAATAGACAAAGCTATTTTTCAACATGAGTTCAATTCAAATCTTATTGATAAAACCATTTATTTTAAGTTCACTAGTTTCAATGGACTGCAACAAAAAGAGCAGACTCTTGATGAAGTGACCGCCTATAGCCACACTATAAACGGAGGACGCGCCCCAAGTGTAAAGGGATTATCACTTCAGTCACCATTTGTTGGTACGTCATTTAAAGTGCAATGGCAGGTCGCCGTTGGGGCTCAAGGTTACATCGTACAAATACTTTCAGGCGGTGCATTAATCAGAACTGTCGAAACGACTGGTACAGATTACACTTACTCATTGAGTGAAGCTAAAGTGGATGGAGTTCAACGCGCTTATACTGTCCGTGTTGCTAGTAAAACAGAAAAGGGGATTAGTACATTTACTGATTTGAATATCAGCAATCCAGTACCGCCAACTCTATCGGATGTTTACACTTCAGCAACATCAACATCAATTACAGTGACTTGGATACCAAGTGAAGTTCCAGACTTAAAAGATTATCAAGTATGGATAAGTAAGAATGCTAACTTTGATCCCGAAACTCTAGCAGCTAGTTGGACTGGTATCGAAAATGCATGCACTATCCAAAACTTGGAATCAACCACAACATACTATATTCGTGTTGCAGCAAGAGATGTCTGGAAGCCGACATCGTGGAACTATACGGAGAAAATCTCCCAATCAACACTTGAAGCCTAAAACTAACAATACCAGCACCCAACCGGGTGCTTTTTTATTGTCTAAAAATATCTGGAGAGATTTATGGAACCAGTTTCCACTAGCGGTTTTACAGCACTTTTAAAATTATATGGGGTTGCAATCATGGTGACTTTAGCAGTCGGTTTGGTTGCAGCAGTTGTATTGATGACACGAATGCCACGCTCACCACAAGAGTGGGCCGTAGGCTTGATCTGCACAGTTGTATCAAGTTTGGCTGGTGGCTCATTCATTATTGTGAAGTGGGGGCTTCATGAATGGGTTACTGATGTATGGGGGATGATTGCACTTGGTGGTTTCTTCTTTGTATGTGGATTACCCGGTTGGGCTTTAGTCCGGTGGATCTTCAATTTCATAGATAAACAAGAAGGTAAGACGATTATTGAAGTAATCAAAGAAGTAAAGAAAGCCAGAAATGATATCGAAAACAGTTAATGCCGCCTTCGGGCGGTTTTTTTACATCTAAGGAAACTGAAATGAATATTGAACAATATCTTGAAGAACTCGTTAAACGCGAAGGCGGTTATGTAAATAATCCTGCGGATCGAGGAGGCGCAACAAAGTACGGTATCACTGAAGTGGTAGCTCGTACTAATGGCTTTAAGGGCAGCATGAAAGATTTACCGCTTGATGTGGCCAAAGCAATTTATAAAAAGCAGTACTGGACGGCTCCGCGATTTGACCAAGTAAATACAATCAGCTCAGCAGTGGCCGAAGAGCTTTTGGATACTGGTGTTAATTGCGGTACCGGATTTGCTAAACCACTTTTACAACGCGCTTTGAATCTCCTAAATAACAATGGTAAAGCTGGTTGGCCAGATTTATCAGTAGATGGAGTTTATGGCCCAGCTACCCTAAATGCTCTAAAAACCTATCTGGCAAAACGCGGGAAAGAAGGCGAGAAGGTTCTGGTGCGTGTGCTCAATATTATGCAAGGGCAGCGCTATATCGAGATTTGTGAGCGGAATAAAAGCCAAGAGCAATTCTTTTATGGATGGATTAGTAACCGGATCGCATAAAGTGGTTTTGTGCAAGAGAACTAAACTAGCAACTTTTATTGCCCTACTGTGCATTCTGTTTTCAGGGTGCACAGCGCATTCAATCAATAACAATATTCAAGTATCATTATGCGTAAAGGCAATTTGAGTTTTTAAAATGGCGCAAATAATGATTATGGTTATGGAGGCGGGCAAGGCGGAGCACACATGCAACTTGCTTGCTGACATAAATAAAAACGGTGAAGTAACCAAGCTTTATGATTATAACGGCAATGAATTAAAAATTAACTTTTTGCAAAACCAAGTCTATTACAACAAAACTTGGTGGCAGTTTACTAAGAAACAAAACTTTTAAAATAAAGCCCCTAAATAGGAGCTTCTTTTTATGCGGCGTTTAGCATTTTAGCTATTTCGGATGCGGTCGGATTGTAATAGGTATTAACCAGTACACTAATAGTTTTGTGACCTGTAATTTTGGCAAGGATTTCAACAGGCAAACGATAGTCATGAACAAAGCGTGTGATTGCTTCATGCCTTGAATCGTGGAAAGTAATAACACCATCTAAACCAACACGGCGTAAATTACGTTGCCAAATTAAGCGGAAAGCATTCGATGTAAGCGGTACCATGCGATTATCGTTTGGATCATCTGGCAACCAAGAAAGCATTTCTTTTGCCTTGGCAGTTAAAGGCACGTCACGAGATGAGCCGTTTTTGGTATCTAATAGCCGGATAAAGTCAGTAAATATTAAAGACTTTTGCACGCTAAGGATTTCACCTTTACGCATTGCAGTCTCAAGGGCAAAGAGAAATGACCACGCAACACGGTGTCTAGGCTGTGTGGGTGTTTTGCCCCATTCATAATCCAAGCCTTTAATTACTTTATTAATATGATCATCACTAATACGTTGGTGCCTTGGCGGTGGTGCGGAAGGCTTAGTAATTTCTTTAAATGGGTTCTCTTTAGTTAAGAATAATTCTTTTCGTGCAAAGTCAAAAACTGAACTATACATTGCCATTTCTCGAATAACAGTTGCCCCTTTAACTTGCTTCAATCTTTTATCACGCCACTGTTTAACAAGGGCAGGGGTTAAGTTGTGTATAGATTCATCTGCTAGTTGGCCCCAATTTTTCTTTAGGCATTTAAGCATTTGAACAATTAGGCGGGCACTTTTCATTTTGCGGCCTTCATCCTGATAGTACATATCAAAAAGGGCTTGAAAAGAGATATGGATTTTTTCAGGTTCTGAGGTTGGTTGTTCAGATTGTAATTCTAATAGTTTGGTGGCTGCCCACTGTTCGCATTCACTAGCTGTATCACGAGTGGCTGCGTAGCGCTTGCCTTTATAACGAACTTCAATACGCCAAGCGTTGCCGCGACGGGTCGGTTTCTGCATTTTTAACACTCCAAATTTCATGGTGGCGCACTGCCGACAAAAATTGAAGATGTACAAATGACACCCACTTTTCTGGCGGCGGCACGGAAATATAAAGCGTTTTTTAATGTGAAATATGACTATTTTGAATAGCCATAGCTGACCTATCGACAATAAAAAACAAGCCGAAAGATTACTGGAATCTTTCAGCTTATTGATTTTTAACAACAAATTTTGGAGCGGGAAACGAGACTCGAACTCGCGACCCCAACCTTGGCAAGGTTATGCTCTACCAACTGAGCTATTCCCGCAATGTGAGCACATTATAGAGTGTTTCATTAAACTGTCAACACTCTTGTGATCTAATTGAACGTTTAATCAGCACGACGCCAAACTGTACCTTGACGGGTGTCTTCGAGAACTACACCTTGCTCAAGTAAAGACTGACGAATAGCATCTGCCTTCGCAAAGTCTTTAGCTTTTTTAGCATCAACACGTTGTTGAATAAAATCTTCAATTTCAGCATCAGACAATGCAAGCGCTTCTTGTCCAATATCTGATTTTAAGAAATCATCTACATTGTGTTGTACCAAACCTAAAATGTTGGTGAGGTAACGTAATGTCGAATAAAGCACAGTCGCTTGGTCAGCTTGCTCTTCTTTTACAGCACGGTTTAACTCTTTGTTGAGTTCAAACAATACAGCCATTGCTTCGGCAGTGTTGAAATCGTCACACATGGCGTTGTTAAAACGTTCAATAAAGCCTTGATCAAGCGTTTCAGTTGTCGTTTGACCATATACTTGTTGATAAGCTTTAAATGAATGGTAGAAACGAGTTAAAGAAGTTTTTGCTTCTTTAAGCGCTACATCAGAGAAGTTCACTGGGCTACGGTAGTGTGAAGACACAATAAAATAGCGGATCACTTCAGGGTGGAACTTCTCCATCACGTCACGAATCGTAAAGAAGTTGCCTAAAGACTTAGACATCTTTTCGCCATCAACGTTAATAAAGCCAACATGCATCCAGTAATTCACATACTGCTCACCAGTTGAGGCTTCACTTTGTGCAATTTCATTTTCATGGTGTGGGAACATTAAATCTGAACCACCACCATGAATGTCAAAGTGGTTACCTAGGCAGCAAGTTGACATTGCAGAACATTCGATGTGCCAACCCGGACGGCCATTACCCCAAGGGGATGCCCAAGACGGTTCATTTTCTTTGGCACGTTTCCAAAGCACAAAGTCAAAAGGATGTTTCTTTTCAACTTCTACATCGACACGCTCACTCGCGCCAGCTTGCATGTCATCAAGCTTACGACCAGAGAGGCGACCATACTTTTCAAATTTGGTGACTTCAAAATAAACATCGCCGTTTGAAGCAGGGTAAGCAGCGCCTTTATTGACCAGATTGCCAATCATGTTTTGCATCTGGTCGATATATTCAGTCGCTTTCGGTGCTTCATCTGGCGCTAAACAGCCTAAGTTCGCTGCATCTTCATTCATAGCGTCGATGAAACGAGTGGTGAGCTGTTGAATCGTTTCACCATTTTCATTCGCACGTTTGATGATTTTGTCGTCAATGTCGGTAATGTTGCGAATGTAGCGAACTTTCCAGCCTTGACTACGCAAGAAACGGATAATGTAGTCAAATGCAACCATAACTCGAGCATGCCCGATATGACAGTAGTCGTAAACGGTCATACCGCAGACGTACATATCGATGTGACCTTCTTTGCGAGGTACAAATTCAACTTTTTTTCGTTGCTCAGAGTTATATAAAACAAACGGTTGCAT